CGCGGTGAATGCCGCCAATTGGTGCGGCGTGATGCTGCCAACCCTGGCGAGGTGCTCAGCTGCAGCGCGGACGGTGGCGTAGGTCATTGTTAAATTTTGCGGATTGCAGCCTGGATGGGGTCGTACAGGCTCAGCACAGCGGCAACCTGAGTACGGGTAGCAATGCCGCCGATGTTCTTATCAATGGCGTCGGTGATTACGGCTTGCACCACAAGCGGCTTGGCTTTGTCGAATAACAGGACAGGTAAATCTTTATCCAGCTGGGCAAAGATCTTTGGCAGCTCTTTTTGGAGCGCCCTGTCAACTGCCAGCTTCAGCAAGATGCGGGCAGCCTGCAGGGCGATGGTGCGGAAAATGCTTGTCATTGCGGGGATTTGGTAAGGATGCCGCCGATCCAGCCAGCAGCGGCACCGACAGCGGCGGAAACGGCGGACGATTGCGGATCGCAACTGGCTGGGGTGCGAACGCGACAGGCGGCCAGATCAATGGCGCCGATCACAATGCCGGTCGCCAGCAGCCCCACCAGACAGCGGATTAAATAGCTGCGTTCGTTGGGGGCGCTGGGGGGCATTAGTTCAGCTCCAGACGGATTGTGCGGCGGTCTAGATCCGTGACTTTTTTCTCTAGCTCCAGAAAGCGCAGGCTAAATGTGTTTTGGTTTGTCAGGATCTGCGTCATCTGCGTTTCCAGCTGTTGCAATCGATTCGGCAGCTGGATCAGTAGCCAGGCCATGCCGCTTGCGGTGCCGATTACGGCTGCGGCTAGGACGGTCCCGGCGGTGGCTTCCAGGACCTGCACCCGACTGAAACGGGGCGGGGTATTGCTCGGGGCCACTCCGTGCCAGCGACTTACACCCTCAGTCTGTGGACCTGGGCTAACTCAGCTGCCGGGCAGGGGGTAAACGTCCGCCAAGTTGCCGGCTGCTAACGACTCGCCAATGCCTGCTAAGTGGCCAGCGGTGAAGGTGCCAGTTGTGAGGATCGCCGTCATGCTGGATCGGATGCGGGCAACGTTGGGGCGGCCGGCTTTGGCGTCACCGATTAACGCTATGAACTCTGTCGCAAGCGTGTTCATTGGCAGGCTCGTCATCGACTGCTGGCGGATGGCCGCATATGCGCTGCTCGCTAGCAACGCATCCCAAAACACCAGGTAATCAGGCGCAGGCGGATCGGGCGGGCGGTTTTGTACCTCGGCGATTTCCGCAGAGGTCAGCGCAATGGTTTTTTTCTCACCCGTTGAAACATTTACCTCAATACGATTCATGGTCAGCCCTCGTAGATGATGTTAACGGTGCCGGCGTCAAAGGTGTCAGTGCCGTTAACGGTAGTTATGCGAACGCGGTCGAGGGTTGCGGAAAGAGATTTTATACCCTGGACAATTCCAGCCATGCTCGTTACCGCTGGGCTGTTAAATGTTCCGCTTGCAACCCATGCATTAACTGATTGATTTGCAATTGTTAGAATCCCGGTTCTGCTTGCGATCGCGGTATTCCCTGGAAGAACAAAGCCACTTGCATGAGACGCGTAGCTGCAGGTATTGGGAAAAGTTATAGCCGCAACGCTACCAGAATAAGAAGTTGTCTCAATGCCGCCCGAATCCCCGAGCTGAACTTGAACCGGACTTGTTCCGCTTGTGTTTACTAAGTGAAACATTATCGTAATACGTTTAGCCCAGCTCGGGATGCCAGTAAAATCAACAGCGGTCCCGCTTACCGTTACCAATGTAGTGCGGGTCAGCGGCTGCGATAGCTTGACAGGGGTTACCGCAGCATCAGCCAGCTTGGCGGTAGTAACAAACTCATCGGCCATTTTCAGCCGCCCTGCAGTCGAGGCAGCTAAAACGCCATCGGGCAACTTGGCCAGGGTTACAGCGTCATCGGCTGGCGGGATTACTGAAAAGGCGCCATCGAGCCGAAACACTGAAACCCAGCCGGTGTTGGCTGCATTGCGGATCTTGAATATGCCTGCTGTCGTATCCGCCCAGGTCATGTAGGCAAACGTAGGGCTGGGCTCAGATGCGCCGCTGTTCTGAGTGCGGACAGCAGCCAGCGAATTATTCAGGTCAGAACGGAAACTGTTTCCCGATTGATTTACCAGATCGTAGTCATGTTGCGCCATTGTTAAACCTCCCGGCCATAGCCAACAGCGGCATAGGTGAAGTTTCGATTCACGCTAGTTCCGGCACTGTTCTTAAATTCTATAGAGAACCCTGTACGGGTCACGCTCGTCACGGCGAAGTAATCACCGGTTGCCAGGTTTTGCGCTGTAATGCCAACGTTTGGCGCCTGGTAGAACGCATTGGGAAACGTAATTGCCAGCACGCCTGCACCGCTCGCTAGCACTGCGGATTGCTCTGTCCGCAGCTGCAGCTCCATGAGGCAGCCCAGCTCGTCCACAAGGATGTTTACATTTGGATCTTCACTGCTGGCGCGCAACTTAAACTGAAAACCACGCCCGCGAGCGATCACATTAGAAAACTCGTTCCATTCGCCCCAGTTTGGCGATGATCCAGGGTTGTCGGTTGTGGTGCGCACATACAGATGTGCATTGATGCCATCACCGCCGGCGCCATCAATTGAAGCCCAAGTGTCGATATTGGTGGTTCGGCTGTCCCATAAATCATTTAACACTAGAGGCCGCGTAAGAAATCTTCGCCGCAGGTTTACATCATAAACGGCGCCCATGTCCCAAACGCTGGAAAATTCATACTCACCAACTGGATTGACGCCATCAGCTGATTCAAGAATTAACGCATCAAACGTTGATGAATACACCATTCCCACTTTGGTGCCGCTAAATGGTGTGGCTAGCTGGTCTTCGGCAAATTGCTTAAACAATGATCGGGGCTGGGGTGCGGGAAATCTAGTAACAATTGCGGCGGCATTTGTCGAGCGGTTGCCTAGGTCGTCCTCAAACTTCAGCAAGTAGGTTCCCTCAAGCATCGGCACCTGCTTGTTAGTTTGACCGCCAGCAGCAGCAGTGACAATATCCTGTGATTCTTCCCATGTAGCACCACTTACTTTTGCGCTGTGCCTGATTAGCACCTTACCAGACAGCAGCACATCTAGATCAGTGGCACGATCCCAGCTCAGTGCCGCGCTTAACTGATCGCCAGGCACCAGGCTGACGTTTTGCACATCACTAGGCGGGGCGGTTTTGCCAAATGCCTGCACGGTTAAAAGTGCAGGCTTGACTGAGACGCGAAAATTTGCGCCGATTGAATACACTTCAATCTGATATACACCAGGTGTTGCATTTAGGATTTCATAATCCACACGTTGGCCGATGCGCTGATCGGTCCAGTTGCCGTTTCGTGGTCGCCAGCGGATGCGGTATTCCTGAGCCGCTGCGACTGCCTGCCAACTGATTAACAGCTTGCTTTCGGCACGCCCCTGAGCGTCATATAGCAGCTCTTGGGCAATGAGATTGATTGGCGCTGGCGGGGTGATGTTGAGATCGGTAATGTCTCGCGGCACCAGTGCAGTGCCCAGCTCGATGAAGTCGTATTTACTAGGGTCGTACTCAAGGGCTGTAATTTTGTATTTGATCCCGTCTTCTTCTGTAATCGCCAGCACCCGCCACAGAGACGGCTGAATCGAGGTCGTCTCCACCAGCCAGACACTGTTGACGTTCGGCACTGCTGAGAATGGCGGCGACACTGTGACAGCATTTCCCGCCCGGCTGATAATCGGCCTAGCCTCGACGGTTCCGGCAGGCGACACCACCGACAGGGTGCCGCCTGATGCAGGCAGAGCTGCAGCGTCATCGACCGTGACAATGCTTGCCGTAGCAGCTGCGATCCGTCCGCCGCGTCTGCTGCCGGCCTTGAGCTGATCAGCAATCGGCACCACCATTCCAGGGCGCACCACAACGCCTGCATCAGGGCCAGCGGTAAACGTGACAACCTCGCCGCCGGTGTAGATCAGCCACCGGCCCAGCCTGTGCGCCTGGCCCCTGCTGTTGGTTGCAAAGGCTCCTACCTCAGTTTTAAGTACGCCATATTTGGCGACTGATTCCGCGTCCTCTACCACCTCGTAAGCAATATCGCGGGTTTCCATATCGAAGTAGGAAACCACCGCAACATTAAATCTGGTTTTCAGGCTGCTATTGCTGTAGGTAAATATTCCGCCTTCGACGTTGGAGTTATTAAACTCAAACGCTGGATCAGATGGCTTATCCTGCGACACCGTGAGCGCACCAGCTGCCCAGAACGGCATAGCGCGGAATACGCTGCACATGTCGTTGATTAGTTTGTACGCTTCCTCTGATGTTTGAATGTTGACGTTACAGCTAAATCGTGGCTCATAGCCGCCAAAGCCATCGGGTACGAGCTGAGAGCAATACTGAGATGCCGCGAAGAAGGCCCACTTATCCAGGCTGGCGGGGTCGATTTGATCACCGAACCCGTATCGTTTCGTAAGCAGATCCCACACGCACCAGGCAGGATCTGAACACCATTGCGCAGCGCCAAACGTGCCATCCCACACGCCGCTGTAAATTAGCCGGCCAGTGGTCCGGTCTACTGTTGCATTAGACGGGATTTTAACTTTGATCGCCCGAATGTCATAGGCACGGCGGGGGATGCTGCTGAATTGTTGCGCGTCAATACGTGTTCCAAAAACTGCTGAGTTAGCATAGTTCAGTTTGGCGTAGATAATCTCCGTATAGCTTGCCCAGGAGAACTCATTGGCCAGCCGTATATCTGTGCTGTCAGTCGTGATCCTGGTTAGGCGAATATCAACTGGGAAGGCACCTGTCAAGCTCACCAGGTAGTCACGCTGATAAGCGTCGCCAGTGCGGCCCGAGATCGTGTCATCGATAACGGTTGTAAATCCGCCGCCGTTGTATTGAACGCTGATTTGCAGCCTGACGTTTTCGCCTACAGTGTCACCCTCATTGGTGATGCGCTCTAGCCTCGGCACGGTAATTGTGATTCTTGCCGCTTCGGTTTGCGCGTCTGTGATCCTGCGCGTCACCGGGCCGTCATTGCGTATTGTGACGCCTACAGATCGCTCGTCTTCAATTGCGGCGGCAAATGGTATTACTTCTTGATTTTGCGTGCCGTTGCGTAGATATACTTCGAGATTCTGAAAATTAAACGATCCGTCTGGATTTTGAATTGGTGTGTCATCAAGATAGATTGATTGCAGGCCGTTAACCAGCCCGTCAATCTCCCCCTCTGAGATCAGGTCAATCAGCTGGGCATACTGCGTTGAATCGAGGCTGTCGCGTGCTGTCGTTGACGTGCGCGCGCTACTGCCGCGCCCGCCTTTGCCGCCGCCCGATCCGCCTGCGCCAGCGATTAGGGGCCCGCCTGCAATGCGCCCGCCGCTGCTCATCCGACCACCTGCACGGTATCAACGCCGCCACTCACCACCACGCTGCCGACAATGCAGCGGCCATAAACGATAGGCACCGGCGTTCCAGCGCGGCTGGTGTTCTGAATCGAGCTGAAACTGTAGGACTTGCGTGGATCGTCTTGTGTGTCTGGGCCCTGGGGGATTTTTGGCGTGGGGGTGAGTAGCTCAGCAACGCCGCCGATGACCAGGGAGACGCCAACGCCGAACACTGCTGAGTTGATTACGCCCGCCGCAACCATGCCGCCGAGCGTGCCGAATGACACGAACGACGCCAACGCCACCAACGCCACCCCCGCAATGATCCGCCCCGTTGCGCCGGCACCTGACACCACCGGCACGAACCTTATTTCCTGCTGCCCGATTGGATGGCCCAGCTCATCCTCTACCAAATCCCAATCGCCCACGCTGACCCGGTAGTGCTGGTTGCTCATATGCCCCTCCAGCTGCGGCCAGTTCGCCAGCAGGAACCGCACCGCCTCAGCAGTAGTGGCAACCTCAGCGCGTAGAACACGCTTGCCAATGAATTTTGCCAGCCTGCCGTAAAGCTTAATTTTGCGGAGCATGGCGCAACCTCCTTCCCGTACAGCCTATGAGCCAGCCGCTATACATATCCCGGCTCGACAACCGCCCCTGCAGATGATGCAGCACCAGCTGCTCACCCAGATACACGGCGCAATGATTCAGGCCGGGGCTGCTGATCGCCATTAGCAGCAGATCGCCGGGCTCTAGGCCTTCATCTTCGCCAAGCTCGCGGAACCCCGTCTCTCGCCAGCAGCGATCAAGATACGGCTGAGCTTGGAACTCCCCTGGCGATGGGCACCGCTCCCAATCGCGCAGCATGATTCTTTGCTCGGCGTACCAATCACGCGCCAGGGTCCAGCAGTCATGCACCGCCCAGACCCATCGACGGCCTAGCAGCGGCGCCTGATAGCCGCTGGGCTCACAGCTGGCCCATTGCTCCGTTGCAGGGTTCACGATATGCCAGGGCAGCACTGAGGTTTCGCATCCTGCCCGATCAGCTGGTGATGGCTCGGGGTTGGTGGCTGGGTGGCTGTGGAATATTGCCAGCACCTCGCCGGCATCCTCCGCGGCTTGGTAGTCATCTGGGTCTAGCTGGAAGAACTGATCAGGCTCTGTCGCTAGGTTCCGGCATGGCCAGTAACGCTCGCGGCCTTTGACCACCACCACCAGCCCGCACGCCTCGCGCGGTGCCTCAGCCTTGGCGTGGGCTAGCGCTGCTGCTTGCCAGGTCATGTAAAGAACGTCCCGATGCCTGGGAAGCTGCCGTAGGGAATGACAACATCAGCCTTAAAAGTGTAGTTACGACTGGTCGCCGCAAATGAATAGGTAGCAGCTGGTATCGTGCCGCCTGTGTAAGCGCTCCAGGTGTATTCGCCAGGATTGCCTGATTGGTTTGCTACTGCGATCTTTTGATTGATCACAGTTTTACCCTGTGCCGTTACGCGGGTTATGATTCCAGTTATTACCGCCCTCCTTGATAACGGTAAGCCAGGGCTTGCGATGTACTGACCAACAACGATAGGCGTTGTAAGGTCCGAGAAGTACACCTTATCTCGATTCTCAAATGCTGGCAGGGTGCCGGCTTTAGTCCATGCCAGCGAGAAGAACTGCTCAAGCGGTACGGGTGCGCTAAGGGTCACCGTATTGCCCGCCACTGCTACCACCTGGGAATTGGCCGGCAGGTAGGAGCCACTTACCGTCATGCCGGGGATAATCCCAGCAGCGCTGGCCAGCACGATCTGAGTGCCGGTGCTGCTGATCGTGCCGGCGCTGCTGACGCTGCTGCTAGCTGTAGCGTTTTGGCTGACCGTCACCAGGTTGCCGGCAACGCTTGACACCGTGGTGCCAGCTGGTAGGCCAAACCCTGTCACCGGGTCGCCGGTGCTCATCGCTGCAGGCTGGTCCAGCGTGATGACGTTGCTGCCGGCGGTGACGCTGCCTGTTTGGCGCTGCTGCCGAAACCTGATCTCACAACTGCTCAGCCGCTTGCCGCATACATCCTGGGCCAATGTGGCCACGGGGTTGTCATTGGCGTCAAAGTAAGCATTCCCGGCGTATGTGCATTCAGTGCCTCGATACGCCCATTGACAAATGTTGCCGATGCATTGACGCTTTGGCGCACGTACGCCCGCAAGGTCAAATACGGCGCACAATTCAAACTCTACAATTTCAATATTCTCTGTTGCTTTGCGGTCGATATAAAACACCTCACGCGGCCACTCTGCAGCAGGGTCACTTGTGCCCATCGGGTTGACGCCGCCGGGGAAGTTGGCGCCATCTAGATACCTCGCCAGTGTTCGCAGCCGGGATACTCGTGCACCCTCTAGTCCGTTCGGTAGGGTCAGCATTAGCGCTGTGATTTGGCCCATAACATTGGCCACCCGCAACGTTGGCCGTGGCAGCTGGCCTTGTCCGTTATATTCAAAACCTGTCGCCTCAACTGGGAATCTTAAATACGATTGCCCCGCCCATATGATCTGCCCGTTAGCGTTTAGGTTGCTGCCAGCATGGAAGTAATGCGTCTCATTTACGCCATGCTGAGATGCGTTTAACTGCAGCTGGAATAGTTCAATAATTGCGCTAGGTGCTGCTGATTGCAGTTCAGCGTTGAGCTGAATAACTAAATCATCAACAGCGTAACCAGATGCCCAGTAGTCAGGGTCTGAATACCACGCGGGATAATCTACAAGCTCGGCGTAGCTGTCGCCCCAGTAGTCGGCGTCAACGTAGGGCTGAAGGGGCATTAGCTCAGTGCTGCAACCTGGGCCCGCAGAACTTCAACCATTACGCTAAGTTCTTGCACTGCATTGACTAGCACTGGCACCAGCGCTTCACCGTTATAGCGCAGCTTATCAGTATCTTCAGAGTCGATGATTACGCTATCGGCACCCTCCAGCTCTAGAATGTCTTGCGCTAAGAAGCCATAACGCACCGGGCCATTAGGCGTAGATGACTCGCGGTCTTCTGTGTACTGATATGAAGTGGGCTTTAGCGCATTAACAAAAGACAACCCATGCGGCACCGGGGCGAAGTTAGTTTTGTCTCTAGCGTCTGAAACGACTGTCCATGGAACTTGGATATAGGCGTTAGTGACAGATGTACTGCCCATGACGACGCGGTTGTTTTCGGTGGTGCCGTTGAATACTGGAGCGTACGTCCCGCCGCTATTGTTTCCACCAATCCCGATGTTGCCAGAGCCGGTTGTTAAATTGCCAAGCGCAAGATGGCCGATGCCAACGTTGTCATTGCCGGTGGTTAAAACTTGAAGCGCTAAAACGCCCATTGAGACGTTTTTGCTTCCAGTCGTGCAGCTGTAAAGCGAATTAGCACCATTTGCAGTGTTGTTATTACCAGTAGTATTAACAGAAAGCGAATTAGCACCATTTGCAGTGTTGCTCAATCCGGTTGTGTTGCCGTAAAGCGAATTAACGCCGCTGGCGGTGTTGCTTGCTCCGCTTGTATTACTAAACAGCGAATTAACGCCGCTGGCGGTGTTGCTTCCTCCGCTTGTATTGCTTATCAGTGAATTAACGCCGCTGGCGGTGTTGCTTGCTCCGCTTGTATTGCTTTTCAGTGAATTAACGCCGCTGGCGGTGTTGCTTGCTCCGGTCGTGTTGCTAGAAAGAGCGGCGGCTCCCACGGCCGTACAGCTGCTCCCGGTTGTATTGGCACCAAGCGCGCCAGCTCCAATGGCACTATTGCTTCCGCCGGTGCTACTTGGCAACGCGCCAGCGCCCAGCTTTGTATTATTACTTGCTAGCTGAAACTCTCCAATTTCTAGCTTGTCATTGTTCAAATTTGTAAAGTTGGCGTCTACCTCGTTATGAGTTAGAGGTAGCGCTTTTGCAGCTCTTAAAACGATCGCAGCCATTGGTTTCTCCTTGTATCCGCAGTGTATGGACTACCTACGGCTCAAACACGCGCCGGAACGTTGCATCGATGTTGTTGTTGTTGAACCTCCGATACTCTATTGACCATTCCGCGCATACATACCGGCCCACAACGCCACTGCGCGGATCGGTCCATTGGAACGACGACACTCCCCGAGCGCCTCGTAAGTAGTTGCGGATCAATGCGCGTTCGGCATTGCTGCGGTTGCGAAACTGCAGCCGCCAGGATTCCGCCTGAGCCTGCAGCCCCATGGTGAAGCGCTGGGCGTAGCCCTCGCCGTACTTGATCGTCTTCGCCTGGCCTTCGTAGCTCAGCTCAGCGGTGAAATCAGGCACAAACGCAAACGATGCCATAGGCGCTGCCGGCGTCGCCAGGTTTGGCCCGCCCGCCACGTACTGCAGCTCGAACGATGCGCGAATCGAGTTGTAGTTGCAGTTCTCTAGGACCGTGCTCCAATCGCCGCAGACGAACGATGCAGTCTCACCGAATGGCGTGGTCCAGGTGAACGGCACCGCGCCGCGCCGGGCCACCAGGTACGCGAAGATCCCGTTCCTGGTGGTAGCGGTCAGCGCTGAAAACGACAGGTCCCATTTGTCCTCCTGGGGATTGATTCCGAACGTTGCCCGCTGCTCATAGCTCGGCGTCGCCATCCGGTTGACCCGTGGCTTGCTGCTCTCGGTGCAGGGGAAGTCAGGGGTGAAGGTGAAGGTCACGCCAGCAGGCCTCCGGGGCGTTTGTGATGCAGCAGCCGGGCATCCACAACATTTGCCAGGTCACGCGCTAGCGCATTGCCTGCGCCAGGGTCGCCGCTGGCCTTTGTGCCTGAGGCGTCTACGTTGATCACCACGTTGGTGACGCTGCCGCTGCCGCTGCGCATAACACCAGGCCGGGTGTGATCAATCACCGTCTCACGCGGGTGCAGCATCGCCATGAACCCGCCCTGCCCGTCCAGGCCGCCAGATCGCGGCCCGTTGCCCGTGTAGCCGCCGCCGGCGAAGCCGAGCAGCTTGGCAATGCCGCCGCCAGGGCTCAGCCCCTTTGTGATGCTATTCACGATTGGCGCAATTACCAGGGCCTGGGTGAGCTGCCGGGCAATGTCCTTCAACACTCCAGAGGCGATCTCCTTAAGGCTGTTGCCCCATTCCTCCGTGCCCTCAATCAGCAGATCCATGGCTGAGCTCAACCCGCCGCCGATCGTGCCTGCTACACCCTCGGCCAGTTGCTTGTTGCGTTCGTTGACGCGGTTCAGCTCTTCCAGCTTGTCCTTCTGCTCAGACAGTGCCCCGAGAGATGCGCGAATCTTCGGGTCGATCTGCTCCCAGTCATCGCCATACTTCAGCACCAGCTGATCCAGTGCTGACAGCTCCCGGCCAGCATTCTGCAGCTCTACAATTTGCTGCCTTAGCGCGTCCACATCACCCTGCACCAGTCGTTGACTAGCGATCGCATTTGGGTCG